AGCCTTGACCCGTATGTCGGCTCTTACGGTGCCGCGCCCTCGCCCGCTGCTGCCTATGGCCCGCGCCTTGACTACGACCCGTCAACGCTGGCCGCAAGGGGGCTGCTGGTGGAGGAGCAGAGGACGAATTTGCTGACGTATTCTGACCAGTTCAATAACGCGGCATGGACGAAAACTAATTCAAGCGTTACGGCAAACGCTGTAGCGTCTCCTGATGGTTCAGTTACCGCAGACAAGCTCGTAGAAGACAATACCAGCAACGCACACTCAGTTAATGGCGTAGTCAGCGTCACAAATGGTATCACCTATACTGCGACCGTTTATGCCAAGGCAGCAGAGCGTTCATTTATCGTTATTCAGCCAGTGGCTGACAGCCGATATGCGTTTTTCAATCTGTCCAATGGAACCGTAGGTGTAACAAACGGGTCGCCTACAGCAACCTCTATCACCAATGTTGGTGGAGGATGGTATCGCTGCTCCATCACGTTTGCCGCAACATCAACAGCAGTAACTGCAACCTACATATATGTTGCGTCTGCTGACGGCACTATCTCCTACACCGGAGATGGCACCTCTGGCATCTACCTCTACGGCGCACAGCTTGAAGCCGGAGCCTTCGCCACCTCCTACATCCCCACGGCTGCTGCGACCGTCACCCGCAACGCCGATCTGGCGAGTGTGGCAACGAGCCAGTTTCCGTATAGCGAGACTGAGGGAAGCATCGTTGCCAATGTCACTCCGCTCAACGTGGCCGCTGCCAGACGTGCCGTGCAGATTGACGACGGCACAGAGAATGAACGCTATACGCTGTCCACCAATAGCACACCAAATGGCCTGTTCACGGTAATCGACGGCGGATCGTCTCAGGCTGCGATTGCCACCGGAACGCCAGCGGCCAATACGAACATCAAACTGGCGGCGCGGTACAAGGTCAATGACTTCGCCCTGTCGGTGAACGGCGGCGCTGCATCAACGGACACCAGCGGCACGCTTCCGATAGCCAATCTGCTCATGCGGCTTGGCAGCGGTACATCATCCACAGAACCGCTGAACGGCCACATCCGCCAGATCACGTACATTCCGCGTGCTTTGACCAACGCGGAACTTATCGCAAGGAGCACATAATGGGCAGTGACCTGATGTACCGCGTCACCGACGAAGCCACATGGGACGCATGGGCCGCCATCGTTAGCCTTACCTATGATGACCGTCCCAACGGCTGCTACATTGACGAAATCGGCCCCGTGGTTGTTACTCCGGCTGTTGTTGGCCCCGATGGCGAGATCATCACGCCCGCCGTCATGGACAACCGCTACCATGTCAATGTGCGCCTGATCCAGATCGCGGGGCCGCTTCCTGACCCGCTGCCAAAAGACTACGTGTCGCAAGGCCACAATCCTGCTGTGCTGGCTCAAGGTGGCCCCGGCGTTGAGTGGATTGATCCGGAGACTGTGAACAATCCCCGGCGCATTTGGGCGGGTGGGATGAATTACTACACAAAGGACAACAATGGCTAAGAAACCTACAATTAGTACCGTTGCAACTGGATATCAGGCTACTGATACCATCAATGATAACTTTACGAATGTCAGGAATCAGTTTGAAAATACCCTGTCCAGAGACGGGTCTACGCCCAATGCTATGGAAGCAGATCTGGATCTGAACTCAAACGACATCCTTAATGTCAATCAGATCACTGCCAATGATATTATTCTTGTAGGCATAGGTTCTATCACACAAGGACCCACTGGTCCTACTGGACCAACAGGACCTCCCGGCCCAACTCCGGGGATTGGTGGAGTAGACACTCAGGTCCAGTTTAATGACGCTGGGGCTATTGCTGGTAACAGTAACTTTACCTTTAATAAGACCACAAACCAGATTGCAATTGCAGCAGGTTCTGCCGCTGCCCCTACGCTTATCCCCACAGGTGATACAAACACAGGCATTTTCTTCCCAGCCGCAGATACGATTGCCTTTTCTGAGGGCGGCACGGAATCAATGCGTCTTAACAGCAGTGGAAGACTTGGTATCGGCACCTCTGCCCCAGACGCCTTGCTCTCCGTCAACGGCATTGCATCCTTTGGTGCTGGCGCTGTAGCCACCCCGTCTATCGTGGCCTTTGGCGATCTCAATACAGGGATGTGGTTCCCGGCTGCCGACACAATTGCTGCAAGTACCAATGGCGTTGAGCGCATTCGCGTTACAAGCACAGGAAACTTTGGCCTTGGAACTTCTACTTTCGGAACATCCGCCGCTACAGTTCTTTCAATCGCAACAGGCACTGCGCCTACCACGGGACCCGCCGATACCATTCAGATTTTTTCCACCGATCTCTCGGCAGGAAACACGATGCTGTCGCTCCGCACAGAAGGCACCGTAGTTAACTCCAACGCAACTGCTACCGCAACGCACCGAATTGCTATCCGCGTTAACGGCACTGTATACTACCTTCTTGCCAACACATCTGCATAAGAAAATATCGATACACTGTCTACCCAGAAAACGAACTTATTTCCAGTCAAATAATTGCTACAAAACTTCTAACGCAAGATTAATAAATCTTTAGATAAAGGCTGGTATAAATGATGTCTCCAGAAGATCTTGATACACTTATTGAAAAGGCCGCAGAGAAGGGGGCTGACAACGCCCTTCGTAAAGTCGGTCTCCATGATGATCAGGCTGGCAAAGATATTCAAGAAGTCAGAAGTCTTCTGGAATCTTGGAGAGACACAAAGAAAACAGTTCAGCAGACAATTGCTAAGATGATTACCACAGCAATCTTGACACTTCTGGCAATTGGTACTTGGCATTATTGGGGTACACCTAAGTGAAGTTTAATCAAGCATCTGAGAATAAACTGAAGAGACTTCACCCAGATCTTCTGAAGGTTGTCAGAAGAATGCAGAGACTTAATAAAGACTCTGACTTTGGTGCTGTTGTTACTTGTACAGTAAGGACTGTGGCAGAGCAAAAGCTTCTGGTAAAGAGTAAGGCTTCTAAGACCATGAACTCCAGACATATCCCCGGCAAAGACGGCTATGCCAAGGCCATAGACTTTGCTGTGACGTTGAAAGGCAAAGTCAAATGGGACTGGCCTTTGTACCAAAGACTATCTGGGTTGATGAAGGAAGCTGCTAAACTAGAAAATATCCCGATTACTTGGGGCGGTGATTGGAAGAGTTTTAGAGATGGCCCTCATTTTGAACTTAATAAAATTAAATATCCATAACTGACATAAAGTCAAGGAGATACACATGACAAAGGAAATGATTTGGGGCGTTGCCCGTGCGGTTCTGGCTGCTGGTGGTGGCTATCTTGTTGCCAAGGGTACAATTGATGCTGGCACTCTGGAAACAGTTCTTGGTGCCTTGGGTACGATCTTTGCTGCTGGCTGGTCTATCTGGTCTAAGAAGTCTGCATGAACTGGGTTGAACCAGTACTAATCCTGAGTTTAATCCTTGGATTATTCGCAGGAGGAGTACTGGTTGCAAGATCTCCTACGTTCTGGATAGGTCTTGGAACTGTGATGTTCAAGGCTATTTTGCCTTATCTGTTAAAAAGAATGCCACCTGAAGAAGAAGCCGAATGGCGTAAATGCCAACGTAGTGGTGGTGAATGGAACTATAGAAAAAGAAGGTGTGAATAATGGCCGGGTATCAAACCAAAGGTTTGTTCTACGAGACCACTCTTCCTGAAGAGCGCCCTATCTTTGGAACCAAGTGGACTTTGAAGGAAAAGGACCTTGTTGTGATTGACAAGACCTATACAAGTATGAAGAGGGTCTACCTTGAGATGGAAGACGTCACTGAATACGATTTTGCCATTGCTACTCTTGGTTCGTATAAGCACTGGGAAAGACTTGTTGAGTCTCCGATTATCAGAAAGCACATTGATCAGTGGCGTAAGGAACTTAACCTTAAGCTCAAGGCACGGGCTATGAGATCTATTATCCGTGCTGCCACAGAAGATGAGAAGCTTTCCTTTCAGGCTATGAAGTATCTGGCTGATAACGAATACCTCGACAAGAAAAGTAAGAGAGGCCGTCCTAGCAAGGAAGAGATCAATGCTGAACTTCGTAAGGAAGTAGAGACTAGCAAGACCTTTAGAGATGACGCTGAAAGAATTGGTCTTAAGCTGGTTAACTAATGGCAAGTATCCACGACATCAGGGAAGCCGCAGAACAAGATCTGATTACTTTTATCAGACTTGTCTCTCCTAACAGAGTACTTGGTTCTGTACATGAAGAGCTTTGCCGCTGGTGGAATAAAGAAGAGGCTAAGTCTCATCAGCTTACTCTCCTCCCACGAGATCATGGTAAGTCTGCTATGGTTGCTTATAGAGTTGCTTGGGAACTTACCAAGGACCCTACTCTCAGGGTTCTGTACATCTCAGCCACATCTAATCTGGCCCAAAAGCAGCTTTCGTTTATCAAGTCTATTTTTACCTCTGACATCCACCGGAGATACTGGCCTGAACATATCCATGATGACGAAGGCAAGAGAGAAAAGTGGACCATGACTGAAATCAGTCTGGATCATCCTCTAAGAAAAGAAGAACATATCCGTGATCCCTCAGTCTTTACAGGTGGTCTTACTACATCCTTGACTGGTCTTCACTGTGACATTGCTGTCCTTGATGACGTTGTTGTCTATGAGAACGCTTATACCCAAGAAGGCAGAGACAGGGTTAAGTCTCAGTACTCTCTTCTGTCTTCTATTGAAGGTGCTGATGCCAGAGAGTGGGTGGTTGGTACTAGGTATCACCCCAAGGATTTATACTCAGAACTTCTCAGTATGGAAGAAGATATCTATAATAATACCTCTGAAATAATTGGATCAGAACCTATCTACGAAGTCTTTGAGAGGGCCGTAGAAGACGTTGGTGATGGCACAGGACAGTTCCTCTGGCCTCGTCAGACAAGACAAGACGGTAAGTCCTTTGGCTTTGATATCCAAGTTTTGGCTAAGAAGAGAGCGCAGTATCTAGATAAGACACAGTTCAGAGCGCAGTACTATAACGATCCAAGTGATCCAGACAATAGACCTATTGACTATGATAAGTTTCAGTACTTTGAAAAAGAATACTTGACAAAGACTGCTGGTTCATGGTATTATAAGGACAGAAAACTAAATGTATTTGCCGCAGTTGACTTTGCGTATAGTTTAAGAAGAAAAGCAGATTATACAGCTATTGTTGTTATTGGGGTAGATTACGAAAATAATGTTTATGTTCTTGACATTGACCGATTCAGAACGGACAAAATTTCTGAGTACTTTAGACACGTTCTTGATCTCCTTAACAAATGGGATTTTAAGAAGATCAGGGCTGAAGTCACTGCTGCACAGTCTGCAATTGTTCAAGAATTGAAAGACAGTTATATCAAGCCTCACGGGCTTATGCTAAAGGTTGAAGAACATAGACCTACTAGGCACTCTGGTTCAAAGGAAGAAAGAATGGCTGCAATCCTTGAACCAAGATATGATAACCTTTCGATCTACCATTACAAGGGCGGTAATTGTCAGCTTCTGGAAGAAGAGCTTGTGACAAGGAATCCTCCTCATGATGATATCAAGGATGCTTTGTCTTCTGCTATTGAGATTGCAGTAAAGCCTTCTGCTAATATGATCAACAGAAGAGTAAACATATCGAATGTAGTTTACTCTCCTAGATTCGGAGGCATTGCTCACTAATGGCTGGTAATACCATAGACATGAGCCTTATTATCAGTCCAGATAATATCGCTACAGAAATTTCTGATAGATGGCGTCTCTGGAATCAGCAGAGAAACGGTAAGCTTGAAGAGTGGAAAGAACTCAGAAACTACCTCTTTGCTACCGATACCAGAAAGACAAGCAATAGTTCTTTGCCGTGGAAGAACTCTACCACTGTCCCCAAGCTGACTCAGATCAGAGATAATCTCCATGCCAATTATATGGCAGCTTTGTTCCCTCAGAACAGATGGATGAAGTGGACAGGTGATGACAAGGAAAGCAATAACAAGATAAAGCGTGAGACCATTCAGGCTTACATGGAGAACAAGGTCAAGCAGTCTGACTTTGAAATCACTATGTCTAAGCTTGTCTTGGATTATATCGACTATGGCAACTGCTTTGCCACTGTTGATTACGAAACAAACTACACTGAGATGGAAGACGGTGAGTTTATCCCGGGGTATATCGGTCCCAAGGTTGTCCGTATCTCTCCATATGACGTTGTTTTCAATCCTGTTGCTTCTGATTTCTACAAGACCCCAAAGATTATCAGATCTCTTCTTACTTTTGGTGAAGTTAAGAAGATGGTTGATGAAGATCCTAACAAGGAATATATGTCCAAGGTCTTTGACCGGATGGTTGGGACTAGAAATGCAATCCAAGGGTACTCAGACTCTGATCTGCACAAGAACGATGGCTTTATTGTTGATGGTTTCGGGTCTATCCGCGAATACTACGAGTCTGATTACGTAGAGATTCTGACACTCTATGGTGATATCTACGACAAGTATACAAATACCCTTCTGAAGAATAGAATTATCAAGGTTGTAGATAGATCTTATATTCTTCGTGATATTCCTAACCCGTCTTGGCTTGGAAAGAGTCCTATCTTCCACGTTGGTTGGAGAGAAAGACCTGACAATTTGTACGCAATGGGTCCTTTGGACAACCTTGTTGGTATGCAGTACAGGATTGATCATCTTGAGAACCTCAGAGCCGATGTCTTTGACCAGATTGCCTTCCCTGTTCTAAAGATCAAGGGTGATGTTGAAGACTTTGACTTCCAGCCGGGTTCCAGAATCTACTGTGGTGACGAAGGTGATGTCTCTTACCTTGTCCCTGATGCTTCTGCCCTTGCTGCTGATAACCAGATTGCAATGCTTGAGAACCGGATGGAACAGCTTGCTGGCGCTCCCAGAGAAGCTATGGGTATCAGAACCCCGGGTGAGAAGACAGCATTTGAAATCAGTTCTCTCCAGAATGCAGCCGGAAGAATCTTCCAGAACAAGACTCAGCACTTTGAAAAGGTCTTTGTTGAGCCTATCCTGAACTCAATGCTTGAAGCTGCCAGAAGAAATATGGATGCTTCTGATATTATCCGGGTCTTCGATGATGAACTTGGGATTGTGGTCTTTGATACCATCACCAAGGAAGATATTACAGCCAAGGGTAAGATTGTTCCGATGGGTGCCAGACACTTTGCTGAGAGAGCGCAGAGACTTCAGAACCTCCAGCAGCTTTGGCAGATCAAGGCCACTGATCCTACTGTCTCGGCTCACATGAGTGGCAAGGAGTTTGCTAGGATTCTTGCAGAAGAGCTTGGTGAAAAGTCTCTGTTTGCTGAGAACGTGTCGGTCTACGAGAACTATGAAACACAGAAGACAATTCAAGAAGTCCAGCTTATTGCAAATGAAGAGAATATGATTGCAATGGAGCAAGGTATCTAATGAAAACAATTTGGTTTATGGATCTTCCTAAGGACCAGCAAGAAGGTTTTAAGAGACAGGTTTCTTCTGCAAAGGATGTACTTGAGAAACTTGAAGAGATTGTAAAGACTAAGATGAAAGAAGTTGTTCTTTCAGAAGATTACAATAATCCTAGTTGGGCTTATAAACAGGCTGACAGGAACGGTTACAACAGGGCTTTGACAGAAGTCCTTAACATTCTAAAGTTTTAACAGCCGTAAAGGCGTCCTAGACCAAGGAGAACAAATGACTGATGTTTTTACAGCCGCGACCACGGCAGATACGACAACTGATACGCAGCAGACTCAGACAAACGATTCTTTTGTTACGCAGTTGGTAGGAGAAGGTAAAAAGTTCAAGGATTATGAAGCTCTTGCCAAGGGAAAACTTGAAGCTGATAGGCATATCGGTGAGATTACAAAGACCCTTGATGAGCTTCGGGCAGAACTTGCAAAGCAGGATTATGCCAAGTCACTTCTTGAACAGATGAGCAAGGGGTCTGAGACTAGACAGGCCGATCCTCCTCCGAATACTTCTAGTTCCTCTAATACTGAGAACACCACTCAGAGCGCGAGTGATATCGAAACCCTTGTAGAAAAGGTAATCACGGAGAAGGAAAAGAATCGGACTCTTACTCAGAACCTTACTGTTGTCAGTGATGAGATGGAGAAGAAGTTCGGTGACAAGGCCACTCAGGTTCTTAAGACGAAGAGTCAGGAACTTGGTATGTCCTTGGACAAGCTTAAGGAGATTGCTGCTGAATCACCTACAGCGTTTTTCCAGTTGATTGGAGTATCTGCTCAAAAGCCCACAGCGGGTACAGCACCTCAGTCTTCAGTCAGAAGTGAAACCTTTAACTCCAATACTCAAGACCGTGACTTTGATTATTATCAGAAGTTGCGTAAGGATAACCGGAGTTTGTACTATTCCCCTAAGGTCCAGAATATGATGCTTCAGGATAGGACCCGATTGGGAGATCGTTTCTACAAATCTTAATCATAAGGAGAACTAAAAATGTCAGGTATGACAGCTAGTACTGTTTCTCTCCTTACTCGCGCAGAGGTTTGGTCGCGTGAGCTGAAGGAGATTCTTCGTGATGAGCTTATGGCTCAGACGTATGTTCGTTGGCTTCAGGAGTTCCCTGACGGCGACACTTTCAAGATCCCCAGCATTGGTCAGGCGTATGTTGATGACTACGCTGAAGACGAAGCTGTAAAGTATCGCCCGCTTGATACTGGTCAGTTCACCTTCCAGATCACTGAGTACCTTTCTTCGGGTACGTATGTGACCAAGAAGGCTGAACAGGATATGTTCTACATGAACGAACTTGTTTCGCGCTTCGTGCCGGAACAGGAGCGTGCCATTATGGAGCATGTCGAGGAGGCCGTTCTTGGTCTTCAGTCTCAGCAGACCGCTGGCAATGCCAACACAATTAACGGTGCCCCCCATCGTTATGCTGCTTCTGGTTCTTCGGGTATTATCAGCGTAAATGACTTTGCTCGTGCTAACCTTTCGCTGAATCTGGCTAACGTGTCGGCCAACAATCGTGTCGCTATTGTTGACCCGTCTGTTGCTTATACGATTGAAACATCGTCTATCATCAACGGTTCTTCGGGTTTCAATCCGATGTTTGATGGTATCGTGTCCTCTGGCATTGCCACGGGTATGCGCTTTGTCCGTAACGTCTACGGCTTCGATGTGTACACTTCGCAGCGTTTGACTACAATCGTCTCTGAAACACTTACACTGGCCGATGGTTCAGGTAGTGCTTCGCGTGCGAACTATAAGGCCAACCTGTTCTTCTCTGCTGATGCGGGAGTTATTCCGTTCATTGGTGCTTGGAGACAGATGCCTGAAGTTGATACAGAATATAACAAAGACTTCCAGCGCACAGAGTTTGTGACTACCGCTCGTTACGGTGTCAAGCTCTATCGCCCTGAGAACCTTGTTACTGTTCTGTCGAACCCCTCGGTTTAATAGGAGGATAAGATATGAGTACTGATTGGACAAACTCTGACGGACTTGAAGTCCGTTTCACAGGCCCGGAAGCGGGACAGACTGGTGCTGGTCTAAAAACTCTGGGTGCTGTTAAGGTTCTTGAAGTGGACCTTGACTACACTACAAACATCTCGGCTGCGGCTGATAATCACGAAGCCTTCATTCCTGCGGGCGCTCAGATTGTCAGAGCTTACCTCATTGGTAAGACCGCGATGACAGGTACTTCTGGTACTCTGAAGGTTGGTCTGTCTACTAAAGACGGTTCAACTTCTACAGACGATGATGCTATCCTGACATCTACTCTGGGTACTCAGGCTAACCTTGCGGCTACTAAGTCGCTTCTGTGTGATGGTGCGGCTGCTGCTGCTTCGTCTGGTGTCTTTACCAACTTCTCGGCTACTGCGGATGGCTACATCTACACGACGAAGGGTGGTACGGTTACGGCGGGTACAGGCAAGCTGATTGTCGAGTACATCGAAAAAGACTAACGCTCTTGTTGAGGGGGATCTCCAGGTCCCCCTTGACTTTTCTTTTGGAATCGCTATAATAAGACTATAGGCCAGCCGGGGTGTTAACCCCATATCTAAAGGATAACGTATTGTCTTTTAGAGAGAGTTAAGGGAGGATTCTAAAATCGCAAACGTACAGCATTCAACTCTTTCTGATCCTAATCTGCATGAACCTAAGGGTGCCTCTACGGCTGCTGCTAATACGGCTTATCTTGCCAATGGTTCTGGCTCTGGTGCATGGACAGCAGTTAACAGACTTCCGGGTACTGGCTGGGGTCAGTACTCTAATGCTTTTTACGTAGGTACAACTGCTTTGGCAGTCAGTACAACTGAGGTGCTGATCCCTTTTGATACCAACGTAAATGTCACCCAGCTTCCGATCTCCCTCACAGGCACAACAACGGCTCTGATGAACCTGTCTACAGAGACTCTTCAGTTTGTCTCAGCCGGGGATCTTCATTCTTTAACTATCACAGCTACAATTTATAGTGCTTCTGGCGCTCCTCCTAATATGGATTTTAAGTTGTATGGATCTTCTGACGGTACAACTTATTCTACTTTACTTGGTGAATCAACCATTACACTAAAGTCCTCTGCGGCAGGACAGGTTCTTACAGACTCTAATTTGTTTCCAGTAACTTCTGCTATGGTAACTCATGGAGCCAGAATCTATGCAAAAGCCACTTCAGGTACTATCAATCTGATTAACATTGGTTTGATCACAGCCAGAGTTCATAAGGCACGGTAATGGCAACAATTAAAATGACATTGCTAGAGGTTGTTCAGGATGTACTGAATGACCTAGACTCTGATGAGGTTAACTCTATCTCTGATACAGTAGAGGCTACCCAGATTGCTAATATCTGTAAAAGCGTCTATTACGATGTAATCACAACTGTTGATCTTCCAGAGCATACAGAGTTGATGACAGTCTCTGGTCTGTCTAACTCCTCTCGTCCTAACTACATGGATGCTGACTCTGTTACAGAGATCAAGGAGTTGAGGTACAACGTATCTGATACTGTTGGTGAGCTTGAGTATAAGCTTATCACCTATGTCCCACCGGAAGAGTTTATCAAGAGCATTGTCACAAGAGATACTACGGCTACTGAGGTCATCATTGTTACTGACCCTACCTCAGGTATCTCTCTTCCGATCCTTAACAACAAGATGCCTGACAGCTTTACCTCTTTTGATGACAGGTATCTTTGCTTTGATTCGTATGACTCTGCTGTGGACAACACTCTCCAGACAAGCAAGACAATGGTCCTTGGAATAAAGATCCCTAGCTTTACTCTGACAGATGCTGCTGTCCCTGATATCGATGATACGATCTTCCCCTACTACCTTGCAGAAGTTAAGTCACGGGCCTTTTCCCTGTTCAAGGGCGGGGCTGATCCTAAAGTAGAACAGTTCGCACGGAAGCACAGATACTTCCAGAGGAACAACAGATCCAAGACCGGAGAAATGAGAGTTCTGAATGATTATGGAAGAAAGCGTTACTGACGCAGGAAGAGTTACTGATATTATTGTTGAAGAGAATCCTGAAGGCACTCTGATGAGTGTTACTTCATCTAAGAGAAAAGCAAAGTATATTATTTACAAGCCTGAAGACGGATATGGGATGTTCAAGATCCGTCAGGACAATGGTGGTGAGGTTGCTGAAGAACTATCAGGGACTTTTACCTCAAGAAAGATTGCTCTAAAGGCTCTTAAGTTTTTCCTTGAACATGCCAAGGAAACCAAACAGGCTAAGTGGGATAAGATGTTTGGTGAAGAGAAGGCCCCTCCTCTGAAGAAAAAGGAATTAAAGGTTGCCACAGCAAGTTAATCTAAAGCCTGTAAACACCTTCAACAAGGGACTTGTCACTGAAGCTACAGTGATGACGTTCCCTGAGGGTGCTTCTTCAGATGAACTTAACTGTGACCTGTTGAAGAACGGGGCCAGACAGAGACGTAGAGGTATTGAATACGAGATTAACTATCAGGACAGTAGCTTTTCTGTAGCCTCCGGTGACTTTATTCATAAAGAAAACTGGCAGAATGTGTCTGGTATCGGTGGTACAGAGTTCCTTGTTGTACAGGTAAACAATATGGTTTACTTCTACGACAAAAGCTATGATACTACTTCTGCTTCTGAGAAGTCTTTTAGCATCAACCTTAGCAACTACTCTGCTGGTAACAGTTACAGCGTGTCTGAGACGCCTATTAGTACTTCGTCAATTACTGGTTCTTTGATTATTACTTCTGCGGCTATCAACCCTATCTCTGTTGAGTACACTCCATCCTCTGATACAATCTCTGTTGAGATTATTGTTATCAAGGTCAGAGACTTTGAATATCTTGGTATGTCCTCAAACATAACTTCTATTTCAAGAACAAGTAATGTTGTTACTATTACAACAAATGCAGCGCATGTGCTTAATGTAGGAGATGCAATCCAAGTCAATGGTTCTCTTGGTATCTTTAATGGATCTTTTGTGGTGGCTTCTACACCAACAAGTACAACTTTTACGTATGCCCTGACAGGCGCAAATCTGGCTACAACGTCTGCCACAGGTTTTGTTTATGAAACTTATTGGGATACTGCTACTGAAAAGACTCCTACAAGTATTACAAAAAATTACCAGTATGATCTTTATAATATGGGTTGGGCTGAAAAAACTAATTTAGGAAACAGATCTAGTCCATACACTTATTGGAGAAGCAATTCCAGTGGTTTAAATAGATCAGATTATCCACCAAGAAATAAACCGTGGTGGGTTAGTAGAAATACTAATACTTCTATGAGTGATGATCAATTTTTTGCTTTGAAGCAAGGGTCTACTCTTGCTCCTAATGGTCGTTATATATTAAACTTTTTTAGTCAAAACAGAACTTCTGCTACTGCTGATGCTCCTCCGGGTGCTATCACAGGTCTAACCACAATTGTTGAGACTGCTAGATTTAACTGCACAGAAGCCTATGCTGGTCGTATTTGGTATGCAGGACTTAACTCAGTAAAGAACGGTGGTAAGATCTTTTTTACCAAGACTATTGAGAATAAGAAAGACTTTGGACGTTGCTATCAGAACGCAGATCCTTCCGCAGAAGATACCGCAGGACTTGTAGACTCTGACGGTGGGTATATTGTTATTCCAGAAGCCAATAACATCCTAGCCTTGTTTACCACAGGATCTGTTCTTTATGTTCTTGCCAGCAATGGTGTATGGGTTATCGGTGGTGTTGATCAGGTCTTTAAGGCTACTGAGTACTACGTCAGTAAGATCTCTAACTTTGGTATTGTGGACAGAAAGACTCTGGTAAACGTATCCGGTACTCCGATCTATTGGGGTGTGTCTGGTATCTTTGCAATCTCGAATGAAAACAGTACCCCTGCTGTTACCAATATCTCAGAGACTATCAAGACATTCTATGACGGGATTAGTAATCAGAAAAAGATTGAGGCTTCATCAGTCTATGACAGGTTGAATAACCGTATTTACTGGATGTATCCTTCTGAAACTGAAACTGTGGAGCATAAGAAAACCAATATCCTTATCTTGGATATGACACTCCAAGCTTATTTCCCTTGGCAAGTTGAGAATACAACTGGTACAAGTCCGTATATTCTTGATGCCTTTTTCCTTTCCGGTCTTGGATCTTCTCCTGTAGACTATGATATCCTTGTCAATGCTGATAATGTTATTACCGCAGCTTCAGACAATGTTATCCAGACCATTACTTCTTCTGGCTCTAATCTGACAGAAGTAAAGTTTATTGTCAGGACTGCTTCTGGTAAGCTTACCTTTGCAGAGTTTAGAAACAGAGACTTTGTGGATTGGGGATCTGCTGACTACTCTTCGTATGCAGAGACTGGATATGATTTCATGGGTTCTGCTACGCTGAAGAAGAATACCCCGTATATCACCACATACTTCAAGAGGACAGAACAGAACTTTGTAGCTGTGGGTGGTGGGTATACGGCTGACTACCCCTCAGGATGTCTTCTGACAGTTAAATGGGACCTGTCTGGTGATAGTTCCCGGTGGAGTAACCCGAGTGAGGTATACCGAATTATAAACTATCCTACGGTTGATCCAGATGATTTGACATTTACTTATCCATATGATACAATTGTTGCTAGGACTAAAATCAGAGGTAAGGGCAGAGTAATGCGTATGCGCTTTGAGTCTCAAGCTGGCAAGGATTTCTATCTTATTGGTTGGGAAATTGTAAGTGGATCAAATCCAAGATACTAACGTCAGTATAAGATACTTCAGACCAGAAGACTATGAAGACATCGTAAGACTATCCAAGGTTCCTGTCAAAGCTGCTGTACCAGACAGAGAGTTTGAGGAAGACCGGATAGAAGCCCTATTCAAAGAAGCCCTGAAGAATGACAGCGCTACTGGTATCTCGCTTGTCATCAATGGCAAAGTCCAAGGTTATGTCTTTGGCTACCTGACCCCGCATTACTTTCATTCTTCCATGATGGCATACTGTATGTCGATCTTTGTAGAGGAAGAATATCGGAAGTACGGAAAAGAAATGCTCAAGGCTTTTGAGGCATGGGGTAGATACAAGAAAGCAGACGTACTTTCTGTTAGTACTTTCACAAACCTTAGCCCAAAGAATCTGGGTAGACTTTATAAAGGGCTAGGGTACTCAGAAAAAGAAGTTATTTATTGGAAGGATATTTAAATGGCGCAAGCAGCAGGAGCGGTTATTGGCATTGGTGCCAGTGTCTTTGGGATGTACTCCCAACAGAAGGCTATGGAAGAGCAGCAGAAGGCCATGAAGGAACAGCGTAGACTTCAGAGGGCTGCTGATGAAAGGGAGCGTAGACAGCTTCTCAGATCACAGGCTATTGCCGCAGGGCAGACAGTCAATGTGGCTGCACAGATTGGTGGTATGGGCGGCACAGGTCTTACTGGTGGCCTGAGTGGCCTACAGAATCAGGTCTTGTCTACCCTTGGGTTCCAGCAGATGTCGGCCAGGTCTGTTGACAAGCAGCAGGGCTTCCTTAACAATGCCGCTCAGTATCAGACCAACGCTGGTATTGCACAGGGTGTTGCATCTATTGGTGGTGAACTTGGGTATCTTGGCTCTGGTCTTTACAACTCTGGTATGAAGCAACTTGGCAAGATGGCTAACCCGATTCAGTCCAGAGGTCTTGGGATGGGGTATCCTTAATGAGCCTTTTCCCTGAAGATGGAACCTTTGAGGTAGTAGAAAGTCTTTTTCCTAGCGAGGAAGAAGTCTCTCAAAAGGTTGAGAAGAGCAAGAAGTACAAGCTCTCTTTGGCAGAGAGGTATGCACAGCATAACAACATCCCTGTTCAAGAAGCTTTGACTGCTGTTGAAGACGGAAAGTACTACGATATCTTCATGGAAAAGGAACAGCCTGATCTTGTTGAGAAGGCTTATACAGAAAACTTTACACCAGAATCTTTTAGACAAACTCTGAATACTTATCAGAAGAATACCCAGTACATTGAGAATGCACAGGAAAGCAAAGACGTAATTGAGAATATTGTCGTAGACAGATTTAATCCTGATGTGGATCAGACTGCTTTGACGATGGCTATCCTGTCTGAAGAGTTTAAGGCCAATGCCCCGGATGAGTCCATGCTTGGGTATGTTGGATCTTTCCTTGGTATGTTTGCCAGAGAAGCCACTGTAGGTGTTGCTGAGAACTTCCTTGGCGTTACAGAAACAAGTGCTGGAGACTGGATGGGTAAGTCTCAGCTTGGCAGAGAACAGTACATGGAGATCTTCCTTGAGACTGATCTAAACAAGAAGAGAATGCTTGCCAGAAAGTTTGCTCAAAAGGCCAAAGAGCTAGGTATCTTTGGTGATAATTCTCTTCTGTACTGGTCCCGGTTTAACACAATCAATACGATGGGTACAACAGAGAACGAAGGTCTTTGGCTGGCTGCTGATGTGGCTGGCTTTGTTCCTATTGGTAAGGTTCTTACTGCTGGTAAAGCCGTAGCAAGGACAACAGGTACAACTGCAAAGCTTTCTTTGGCTACGGATGCTGCACAGGTAGCAGAGGCTACAGGAGGCAAAGCAGCGGCTAATGCTGTGGTAGACAATGCCTTGAGTACTGGGCAGACATCAGTCAACCTTGCCACTCATGCGGCTCCCGGGTCTTCTGCTGTGGGTTCTAATGGCCTTGGTGCCACCCTTAAACCTACTCTGGCTAATGAAGTAGCCAACGATTACTTTGAAAAGGTTGCTGCGGCTTACCGTGGTATCTATTCACCTGAGATGCTTCAGGCTTCAAAGACAAGGTACAAGAATTACCTTGAGAAAAAGAACAAGTTCCATGTCTTGGATATTCAGGAAAGAGACTTAGGTCTGGATAACTTTGCCGTGAAGATTACTCTTGGCAGAGAAGACGGTGTACCGTTCAACGACTGGGCTAATGCTCAGAAGTTTGCAAAGCCCTTTGGTGGTAAGGTAGAACCGTATGGTGTTAATGCCAAGGGTGATGGCCCTGAGGGGTATGTTGTAGCCCTTGAGAGAAACCTTGGTATGAAGGGACTGGCCTCTGCCACAGAAGCTTCAGAACTTAGATCTTCTGTCTTTGATTGGTTTGCCTCTCCTGAGATTACCTCTTCCGATAGACTTAACACAACTCTGAAGAGAGGTCTTCAGCAGATTGGTTATGTCGAATCAGAGATTGTGAAAGAACACAATAACCTTTTGAAGAAGGTCTCTAGGGCTGACAAGAGAGGTCTTGATCAGGTTATCTCTAAGCTGAATATTGAAGACAGTGACTGGTATGATCTCTCTGAGTTCAAGGATGTGTATCGTAAGCAGACTGGGCGTGAGGCTACACAGGAAGTTCAGGATGCGTATGTCTCTACATACAAGCTCTCTGAGACTGCACGTTGGCTTGATGCTGATAAGGTCCTGAAGAGAACATCTGGTGAGAGGTACGGCCAGTTCATGGGTACTGGTGATGGCATTAACTTCTACCGGATGAAGAAGCTGGATGATGTTGGTAATCTCCCGTCTACTAAAGAGTATCCCCAGAACTTTGTTCTTGACCTTAGCACAGGTAAGGTAATCGACAGAAAGACTTTGTTTGCTCTGAAGAGGAACAAGAAGCAGAATAATCTTTACCAGATCGTGGATGTGGACAATGCCCCGGTTATTGATGGTAAGAAAGTTCTATATGCCACGGGTTCTCTGAAGTCTTCTAGACCTGTAACTCTGTCAGATGTTGTACCCAAGATTGCTGGTGGGTATAGGGAGACAGGGAATATTCATGGTTTTCTTGCCTCTAGAAAAATCAGATCAGATCTTTCTGGTAATGTTCTTAACTTGACTCCCGGTATTGTGTTTGTGGGTAGAACAGCAAAGGAACTTGCCGATGCTGCCAAGGATATTAAGTCTTTGATGAAGACCCTTGCAGACTTAAAATCTGGGGCAATTAGCAAGTCTGCGGCTGATGATCTTGTCAAGGCTAACAACGGATTTAACCCCAACATCGAAGACATCGATCTCTTTGAAAAGTACCTTGCAAAGTCTGGTATTGAAGGAGATGTAGAGATTGTGACTAAGGGCGCTGAACTACCCTCAGTTGGTGTTGGTCAGTTTGAGAACTATAGGCTTGGTAAGTTTACCACATACGAAGAACTGTATGCCAAGGGTAACTTAGACAATGATGTAATCTATGGTTATGGCAGTGGACAGTTTAAGCAAGTTGATTCTCTTGTCTCAGTTGAAAGAGACTTTGCCAAGGGTATCAACTACATTGCTGAAAGAGAGTACTCTTATAAGGCTATTGAAGGTTTCCTAAAAGGGGCTAGGGCTAATAATGCTATTACCAATCTTAGCCAGATTGAAAAGCTTCCTTTTGTTGAGCAGTTAAGACAGGCCAAGTTTGCCAACAACAAGGCTGGTGATCTCTTCAGAACTGAAAGAAGAGTTATCATGAACAGACTTAATGAGACAAATGACTTTGCTCAAGTTTGGAATAGAAGAATGACTGGCTTTGGCGAGTTCATCTTTGAGAAGTCTGGTATTGATGTCATCGACAAGATGAGCTTCAGGCCGGATGTGGCCCTTAGATCCTTTGCCTTTGACCTTAAGATGGGTCTATTCAACATCGATCAGCTTCTTGTCCAAGGTTCTGCTGCCTTGTCTATCATGGCTGTTTCTCCTCTGCATGGTCTAAAGGCTGCTGCTGCATATCTCCCTATGCGTATTGCCATGATCAACAGAAACCCTGAGGTACTTAAGGCTTTGTATAAAAGGTCTAGTGCTTTTATTGGTATGCCTGAGAAGGACTTCCTTGAAGTCGTAGACTATATGTACAAGTCTGGTAGGTTTCAGGTTAACCAGAATATTTCTGAGATTAACTCAACCTATGATATGACCCGTGGTGTAATCAGAAACATCAGAGAATCTGGTCGTATGTTCTTTAATGAAGGTGACAGAATTGGCCGACTCATGGCTACGAATGTGGCCTATAGGGATTTCAGAAAGGCTTATCCTACATTGGATATTGCCACAGATTCTGGCTATAGGATCATGGATGAGTTCATCACCAAGAGGGCTGATACTCTGACAATGAATATGACAAGAGCCTCTGCTGCACCTTGGCAACAAGGCTTCTGGTCTTTGCCTACGCAGTGGCTTGGTTATCAGGCAAGACTGATGGAGAATATCTTCTTTGGCAGAAACCTGAGTGGTGCTGAAAAGACAAGGCTTGGTCTTAGCCAGATTGCTTTCTTTGGTGCTGCTGGTGTCCCGTTTGCCAGTGTGGGTCTTAATGCCTTTGTGGATCAAACCTCTGAGGGTATAAATAAAGACTTGTATACAACTCTTAGATATGGTATGCTAGACTTAATTCTGTCAAATGTGACGAGTGAAGACACTGCCTTGAGCGCAAGACTCGGCACAGGCGAAGGTCTTAACCAGCTTTGGCAAGACATCATGGACAAGAACTTTATAGAGATTCTTGGCGGTCCTGCTGGTTCCATTGCTTATGATTCTGGCATGGGTGCTATTGGTCTGGTAGGATCTATCTTTACCTCAGATATTACACTTAAGCAGTATGATCTGAATAAGGTCCTCCGAAATATCTCTACTTGGAACAAGGCTACTCAGGCTTACTATCTTATGCAGACCGGAGAGTTTGTGAATAAGAAGGGTCAGGTTCTAGCTGAAGGTATGAATCCTTGGAATGTTTTGTGGAACACCTTGGGTATCCCCTTCCAAGAAGTTGAGATGTACTACGATATGAAGCAGACACTGTTTGCAGAGAAAGACATGATTGCCAGTGTTACTGACAGAGTACGTGAACTTACCAGACTGAAAGGTAAGTATATCCAAGAAAGAGACTATCGTTCTGCGGAAGGAATCAGGGATGAGATCAAGTCCTTGTTGGCCCCATTGAACTTTGCCCAACAGAAAGACGTAATCAAAAGAAGTCAAGAAAGTTGGAAGTCTCTGAGTGAAATTGCTATTCAACAGGATAGCCTGACAGCCAAGCAGGGTCTGTCTAGACAGTTCCAGAAGTTGGGAGAATAAATAATATGGCTGAACTTTTTAAACCTGAAGTAAGAGAGATTGGTGGTACTAATGTAACTGCCTATACCCCACCCAGTATGGACTACTCTGGGGTTATCTCTTCTGTGGGTCAGATCTTTAGAACAGCAACAGAAGAGAAGGAAGTAAAGGCTCCTACTGAGGCTGAGAGGAAGGCTGAAGCTCTTAGGGTTGTCTCTTCTAACATGATGAAGATTGACCAGATTGAAGATCCTACCCGTAAGGCTGTGACTTTCAAGTCTCTTCAGCAGAATGCTTACCGTGAATATCCAATGTATGTGGATGATCTTAACAAGTTCTTTGGTGAAGTGTCTGGTGAGATTTATCCTGTTACAGGTATCTCTATTGAAGACATCAACAAAGAGAACAGACTTAAGTGGGCGCAGGAATCGCCTGAAGGTAAGCTTGCTGTGTCAGATGCAATGATGTCTGCCCCGGGTAATATCGAAGTACAGCAGGATATGATCTTTGCTGCTTATCACAAGCAACAGACATTTGAAGCCAACATGGCTGCTCTTCAGAAGGAATCACAGGGTAAGAAGGAAGCTTTTGAACTTAGGGCTAGGCCCATGTTCCAGTCCAGAGTGGATGAAGAATACCAGAAAATGTTTAAGCAACAGAACATTGATGCTATCCTGAAGTCTGGTGAGTCTCCTTCTCTGTCTCTTATTGATGCAGCCAAGGCACAGAGAGCCTTTGTCCTTGGTTCTATTACTTCAGAGATTAATAAGAATGGTCTTGATCCTACAACAGTCAAGCCTGAAACATTCATGACTCAGTATGATGCCTTGATTAGTATGCTTGAGGCTAACTCTACGATTGTGGATAGGTCTTTCAAAGACAATGCTAACAGAGACTGGGCTAAGACATTCTCAAACTCTTCGTTTGTAATTAGGCAGTGGGCTGCTGGTAAGGTTGACCCTGCTACGTTTAGCTGGTGGCTTGTCAATGGTGGTGGTGAAGAAGAGTTT